CGCGTTGCTAATTGTTCCGGTCAAAGCAGAGGTCGGAATCGAACTAAAAGTATTGCTCGAGCCACTGAGTGCTTTGTTTGTTAATGTTTGCGATCCAGACAGTGTGGCAACCGTGCTATCGATCGTCACAGTAATTGCGGCAGAACCATCGTATGACGTACCAGATAGTCCAGTGCCAAACGTCAGCGCATGTGAAACATTCCCCGCACTTCCCGTCGTGCTTTGGTTAAATGTCGGCCAAGTAAAAGTGCCGGCTGAAAAATTACCGCTTGTGGGAGTCCCAAGGGCGCCATTAATTTGAACTGCGCTTGAGGGGTCAAATATGGTTACCCCATCGCGGTTCTCTGTCGTGTACCCATTTGATGCAATCGTTAGCCTATACGTTCCGTTCGCAGCATAGAATGAGTACTCTCCGGTTGAATCTGCCGTAATCGGGTTGGCCGTCGGGGTTCCACTGGAATCGCTGAATATTGATGCTTTTGACCCGTCGCTGTTGTATACCGTAATCGTTGCTCCGCCAAGAGCCTTTCCAAATGAATTCTGGACAACATCAAAATATTTTTGCATGTATGTCTCCAGACTACTTGGCGGAACTATTTATTACGCCGGCTCGGCAATGATGTGATTCAGCCACGCACGACCCTTCGGGTTCGGATCAGCCAACAGATCAAATGGGTAGACGAGCGCCGTGCGGGCGCGAAGATCAAGCCGGTCGGGAGCATCCGCATGTTGAACCTGGGTGTACTTGGTTTCTTTCATGCGAGCCAGAATTTCAAGGTACTTGCGCTTGATCGGCGTGTCCTGGCCGCGAATGATCGGCTGATTCATGCCGTTGCAATTCACGATCAGGTGCGGAGGCTGATTCTCGTCCGTGGTTTCGTGGACACGAACGGTCACGATTTCATTCATAAACGCTTCGTCTGCGGCCAGTTGCCTGAAATCGGCGGATGCAGACACGGGTTCAATCGTTTCCTGAACATCGGTAATTTCAAGCCCTTGGATGGGGTGACGAGTTGCCATGAATTAACTCCTGTAGATGTAAGAAAAAGGGGCCACCCGAAGGTGACCCCATGCTTACTGCGTTGGACTGCCGGATTACAGCGAGTAACCAGGCATCGCGGCCACGTTGTAGTAGGTCGCGGTGTTACCCGTGCCGAGCGCGGTCGTGCCGGTCGTGAACGTCTGCGAAGACGAGCAAGCCACCTTGATCATGCCGATCGCAGCCAAGCTGGCAGCGGGGGCAATCGGGGGCGGGCAGTCATCGCCCGTGGTAACGATCGGACCTTGCGAGGTCGTGACGTTGCCCGAAGCATCAACCCAGATGCCAAACAGGCACGATTGGTTGTTGGCCAGGTTCTTGCTTGCGGAGAAGGCAAGGTTGTCGGTCGCGGCAAGCGACTTGAAGATGGAGTTGATGAGGTAGGTGATGGTAGCGGTCGTTTTGAAAGTACCCGCCGTGGTGCCGCCTGCAATCGCGCCCGAAGACAACGACAGGTTCAGGTTGACCACATCAGAAAGGTTGTACATGATGAGTGTCCTTGAAAGTGGAATGGGTTAGGCGTTGGTGATGCTGGCTTTCAGCGTCGAAGCGGCATTGACATACCAGTTCGTGCCATCGGAGGTGAGCGTGATGTTGTCGCCGGGAACGGAACTGTTCGCGACAAACGTCAAAACGTGAGCACCAGAAATTGCATTTCCGCCGCCAGTTGCGGTAACCGAGTGCGCACCGTAGAAGATGTTCGCGGAACCGTTCGTGGTGATCGTGTAGCCGTTGGAAGTCGGGGCAGTCTGCACGACGAACGTGTAGGTCAGCCCAAGCGCGGGGGCGGGAAGCGTGATGGCAAAACCGGCAAGCGCACTGAGGAAATACGTCGCGCCGCTATCAAGCGGTTGAACGGTTGCAGCCGCAGTGAGGTTCGCCGTGAACACCGCTCCCGTGTGGGGGCCGCGCCAACGGTTCGCCGTGATGTCATCGAACCGATTCTCGGTCGTGAGCTTTTGAAGATTGTTCATGCTGTGATCTCCTGTGTGGAGAACTAGAAACCCCGAAGGGTTCCTAATTCATCAGAGCGCCGTGACGGCGACCTCAATGCGAGCCATCCAGGAATCGTTCAGCCGGACCGCGTTGAACCAGGTCGATGCGCCCACATAGCCAAACTGGCCGAGCGGGTTGGCATGGCTGGTCTGCGAGGCCTTCAGCACAACCGGCTTGATCGCCGACATGCCCTTGAGAGCCACCTGACCCCACGCATCTTCACCGATGACGATCAGCGGATAAACGTCGATGTTCGATCCGCCAATCGACAGCATGGTCGTGCCGGCCACAGCGGCGCCAGCCGCGAGGAACGACTTGAGCAGGGGCGAAGACACGAAGCGGAAGTCCTCGACAGCGCCGATCTCGCGATCGTGAATCGGCTTGAAACTGCCGTATTCCTCGACACGGGTGAAGCCGGGAAGGTTGCGGATATCCGACACCACATCGGTGTGAACAAACACGATGAACGACGGCTGCACGGCACGGGTCGCAAAGTTCGGACCAGGGGCGACACGCGAGGTGACGCGACGGGCGCGGTTTGCTTCCAGAGTACGAGCGGCCTTGCGCAGCGAGTTCAGGCTGACCGCGGTATTGATGCCGGCGCGGGTCGTTCCGTTTGCGTAGATCACCGTCGAGCCGGCTTTCAGTACACCGTAGCGCACCATTTCCAGAACTTCGGCCATCGTCTCGCCCGTGATCTTGACCATCTCGCCGGGGATGTCATCTTCGTACAGCAATTCGGTCTTGCTCGAGAACTTGAACAGAACGCCGAATTGCTGAAGTTGGACCGAAACGTCTTGCGCCGAGATCGTGTTTGCGTTGGGCGTCACACCTTCCGACAAGACGAAGTCGGTGGCGGCGATGACCGGGGTGCCGGCGTAACGCGCCGAGCCTTCAATCGTGCTGCCAGCGGCAACGGCTCCGAAGGGCAGAATGCGACGAAACACGAGCGTGTCGGTTTGGTTCTGGGGCATCTCGCGCTGGGTGCCGAAGTCGCCCAGAACGGTAATGGGTTGGGCATGTTCCAACATGCCTTGGGCGGCGCGGATTAGGTTCCGCGAGGCTACTGTGCCGTAATTTTGCGTGGCCATGATGGTCACTCCTTCAAATCAAATGGGTTTCAAAAACCTCGCTGCGCTTTTTCTTGTTCGCGCAGTTTGGCCTCAAGATTCCAAAGTTCCTCGGGAGTCATGCTGTCCAAGGACTTCGGTGGCGGGACTGTCCCGCCTTTGGTCGGTGCGGCAGCAGCGGCAAGCCGGCTTTCGCGTTCCTGTCGAATCGTTTCGACGGGTTTGGCTTTAGCGGTGTGGAAAAGATCCAGCATCTTGATGGCATCTTTTGCCTGGTCGCTATTGGCCAGGACCTTGACCTCGGGCTTCTGTACTTCCAACCATGCGGCGAAGTCCTTTGTCTGGACCACTTCCCGCCAATCTTCGTACTTGCCTTCGATCTTGGCCTCTTGGAGCAGTTGCTTTATCTCGACCTGATTGGCTACCACCTGTTCACGCACCAAATTGGCTACGTCTTCAGGTTTCAGCCCAGCCGGGATTTGTCGGATTGCGGCCATTTCGGCTTGAATCTTCTTGTCCAGCGCCACCCCGAATTCGGGATAGTCGGCCTTCAAAGCTTCCCACTCCTGCGGGTTCTGCACGGCGCTCGCGATCTGTGCATCGGTCGGAGCCTGTCCAGGGGCAACGGTCTGCTGCGCCTTTTTGGCCGTATCGATGTAAGACTGCATTGCCGACACCCGACCTTGGGTTGTCTTTAGTTCGTGCAGCAGTTGGGAGTTGGCGTTCTCAATCTCGTCGATCTTCGCCAGTTTGGCTCGGACCTCGGGGGGGAGAGACGCTAGTGGATCATCAGCTACCGGGGTAGGTGCGGATTCTGGTTCGACTTGCGGCGGTTCTTCAACCGGCGCCTGGACAACCTGTACGGGTGGCGTTTCGCCAGCCTCACGGGCTTTTGCCTCTTCGTCCCATGCTTCCTGCATCTGCTCCGTGGTGAGCGTATCGGCCACGTTTACCCTCCTACAAATGAAAACGGCACCCGAAGGTGCCTGTCATAAATACCAAGTGGGATTATTCCGACTCGGCAACCGCATCTCGGGCAGAAGCTTCCTTCAGGCCGAGCAAGCGTTTGAACGCACGGATCTCTCCGCGCAGCGCAGCGGTATCGTCCGAAGACAAACCGAGCGCATCATTCTTTCGGCGAACCTTGTCAATTTCCGCTTCAACCCATCGGGCTATCTGATGCCACTCAGGGGAGTAAAAATTGATCGCCATTTGCGTATTCCGCTTTATGCGAAACCGTGGTGTAGGGGTAAAAATGCATAAACCCGCACGGTGGCGGGTTCATTTTCTGAGGACGCGAGTCCCCTGCCCTTGATTTTACAGGACTTTTTTTCAAAACTCCACATCATTTTTGAGCAGTCTGGTACGCACGAATCGCCAGGTACTTCGCGGTCCGATCGTCCAATCCGTTCAGGCCACCGTTCACCCGGCGAGTCATCGCGGCCACATCGCCCGTGTCCGCAATTTCGTTCAGGTGATGGGTGGACCAAAACCAACCGGCGGACAACGAAGCAAGATCAGATGCCTCGACCAGGTCGGGGTTGGTCACGACGTTGCCGTCAATGTCTGCCGCACACGCCGCCTGAAAAGCAATGTAGTTGTCCTTGCCCGTAAGCTGCACAAGACCCCTGCCACGGTATTTCCAACCGTCACCCGACGCTTCGTCACCGTTGCCCATCCGGTTGGCATACACCCGGTTTGCAATCTTTTCTGGCTGACGCTCATACTGCGTGGCTTGCGGTCCATTGAAGTACCTCCCGAAGACGGCCAACAACGATGCCGCCGAATAATTCAGGTTCTCCACCACAAACCGGAACCCGCCGGACTCATGCGCAATTTGTGACAGAAACCCAGCCACACGCAAGTCAGAGTCAATCTGGAACCGTTCCGCAGTAGCCTCAAGCGGCGCCGCCCATTGGTCAGCCAAAGACGGCGAACACAGGCCTGCGCCAGACAACAATTCGGGGGTGATCATTTAACGGCTTCCTGTTCGCGGACCCACTCCTGAAGTGAGATCAGCATCTGTGTGGTTATTGAGCAGTTTGCAGCAAGGACGTTGTAGGAGGACTCGTCATAAGCTGGGGGGGTGGCGAGGGAAACGGGGGGCAAGTCACGGCCACCGGAATCGGTTGCGCCGCGCACCCGGTTAGCGTAAGCAGCGCGGATAGAATCAATTTTTTGCTGGAAGTCATTTTTGACATGCTCCGTGACTTGCTGCTTCTCGGCAGCGTGAGTTGATTGAAGGGATTGGATATCCTGAACGTGTGCCAACTGTTCGACCTTCAGTGCCTCCTCTGCCTTCGCCTGAAGGGCTGCGATTTTCGATGCCGCATCCTGGGAAACCTTCGCGGTCACTGCTTCATGTCCGGCGATCGTCGCCTTATGCCGTGCCTCGGCGATTTCTCCTGCGGCCTTGACTTCCCCCTGAAACGCGACGAACTTGTCGTGTTCATGGGAATAACCCTCGTATGCTCCTACGCCGAAGGCAACAACAACCGCGATCCCCGCGGCAATCAGCACAGTCGGGCTGGGAAGGCCTGGTATTGAGATCATCACGAATCCTTTTGCGTTGCCGCCTTGAGGCTCACGAATGCGCCGGCACCGCCAAGCACCGCGGCACACCCGATGCCGAGTTGCGAGAAGTCCATCGGCTGGCCGTGGAAGATATGGAAATACGCCGCACCCAAGTATCCAAATACGGCAGACACACCGCACACTCGAGCGGCGCAATACGTCTGGTTGTCATCTTCCGTGAAGATGTCCTTCAATAGTTTGAGCATCACGAACCTTTGCCGCGCTTCCATTTAAGAAAGTCCACGCCTTCTTCAGGTGACCAGAAAACCTTGATCATGTCGGGGTGGGATTCTTCCAGTTCAGGGTTAATCACGGTCATGCAGGCCGGTGATAGCGTCTGATCCCTGAACCCCTTTTCCTTCGCGTAGTGATCGTACAATTTGTACGAGGCCACTTGCAGCGCATGGCATACCCTGCCTGTCCCGCCGTCCTTGATGACCCCGTACCCGCTGCAATGCTTGTGACCGCTCACCGAGATATGGTCGCGGTAGCCAAGCTGCGCGGCCTTCATCTGCGCGTGAGCAGGATTCCACATTGACGATCCGCTGAAGTCATGCCGAGCGTTGACGATGACGCTGCGCCCGTTCGGAAATGCCAGATTGATGCGGCATTCGCTAGCTTTGTAAAGCGTGTCCGACTGTTTCGCTATCCATTTCAGAGGATCGGCAGCACCGGCCCAACAGTTTCCAGAGAAATGCGCCGCGCCATTTCTGCGAACCATGAAGTTGCTATGTGGCACCGTCAAGCACCACACAATCCCTTTGTATTCGCGTCTAGATACTGCGACTCCACGCTCTGCCTGAATTGTTGACCGATTGCACAGATTAAGTCGGTAATCCTTTTCCCGAGCTACAGAAAGCCTAGCATTCCATCCGTGCATCACGGCGACTGCCTGAACGCTTGACAAGAATTGTTCCGTACCATGTAGAACGGCGACGTTTTTGTCTTTTGGGCTAACACCATCCCATGTGCCGTCACCCGCCACAAGCGCGTCCAATAGAATTGAAAATTGCCGCTCATTCAGATCGTGTGTCCAGGCAGGAAGAATCCCTTTCCTTGGCAACCATCCTAGAATTTTTCTGGATGAGTCAGCATTAAATGTCCATTCATGCTGATCTTTGGGTGGCTTGACAAGATCACGCCCACAAACGGACATGATCTTTCTCGCCCTAACCGACTTTCTCACCGTCAAATCAAGCGCAGAAACAAGGCGATTTATTTCCGCGCCATCCTTGCTTTGGTACAGGGTTATCTTGGGGCTATTGCCCTTGTGATAAATGCTACCGTCCGTAAGAATCCAGCCGGCAAGTGATATCTGATCGTCTGACAGTGCGACCCCTTCATTCTGAATCTGCGCACTTACCGGGACTTTAAACCTGGGCGGCAAATTGCCGGCTTGCGCGTAGCCCCAATCGCCCCATTGTTTCTTCCAATTTCGCGATTTGTGCAAGATGCGATGATTAGGTGTAACGCTTGCATCCAACGATTGACACTTAATGTCAACCATTTCACCGTCATGCCCCCTGACAATCACGCTTTGTATGTCATCCCAAACCGCGCATTCTGTTTCGGGATCAAATGATAAAACCTTGTCATCCTTTCGAATCTGGTCATACTTAACCCATCCACGTTTCGTCAGGGCTTCCGTTTCTGCGTCGTGGCAGTCGTGGTTACCCCCAATCATGTAAATCCAGCGGGTTCTCGCAACGAACCATTCTGCCAACTTCCACGCCTGACTAGCAGAGGTCGATTGTTGGGCGTACAGCCTCGCCAATCGTCCGACCCAGTTGTTGGTCGTATCCCCGATGTTTGCGCCCCAAACGCCTTCTATCTGCGTCAGGTCACTATGCTTGCGCAGCAGTTCCAAATCCGTGCCATCGTCATCAACGTGCGGATCGCCAAAGTGAAGTATTCCGATTGGGCCGGAAATCTTTACTTTGACTTCGATCAGCTTAGTTGCCTGTTCGTAGGCTTTCTTCTTGGCAAATTGCTTGATGCGCAGATTGACCAAATCCTCAATGTCAATGTCATCTTCGGGGATCGGTGCAATGCTGAATTCTGCGTTTTGCGGGTTACGTTCCTCATATATTCTGAGGCGGTTCGACATTGTCGAGCGTTGTATTCCCAACGCCTGAGCCGCCGCTCGCTTGCTGCCAAATCGCTGTAATGCTGCGTAGGCTTCTAATGCTTGTTCGTCGGATAGCGGTGCTTGCGACACTTAAAGCTCCTTCGGGTCAAAACCCAAGGATTCAGAAACCTTGTGCGCGTATCGGTTGAACACCGCGCCGTGTATGTTCCAGCCACCCCTGTTTCGGGTGAATTGGTACAGGTGGATCATCTCGTGAGCCATCGTCCTGATAATCGTATCTAGGTGGCCATGCTTCGCGCTCGAGATCGTGATGATGTGTTCCGGTTCATACATCCCATAACAGGACGGGTCGTGCATCACGACAAACTCAATGTCATCGGACGGTGGTAGGTTCCACTTGCAGAACGGGGGAACCTGGTAAAGCATTTCGTAGACGGCCTTGCAAGTATTTGCTGTGACCAATCTCATGCTCAACCCCTAGTTGTGTCTGTAGACCTTCATTAATGTTCCAGCCCCGTACACCGCGAATCCAATGATGAATAGCGACCTCGGGTTGTGACGGGTGCAACAATCTGCCGTCAGGTACATCAGGTACAAATCAACGCATGACGCAAACCCGATCAGGGATAGCCCGATCCGCTGCAAAAAGTTGTCGCCAAACCTGTCACTAAAGATTGCCAAGCAGGCAAGCATTGCCGCGAAAACCAACGAGAGCGAATAGACGAATTCCATGTCAGGCCTTCCACTTTCGCGATAGCCAATCCCACAGTTCCGTTGCCGCCTTCTGCGCATCTAAAAATGCGATGACTTCGTAAATCTTCGCCGCGATGCTCATGCCAAAAAGCCCGATCAAAAACCCGACAAGCCCTTCGGCGTTCGGCAGGCCAACCCAAACAGCGACCGGCGATGTCGCGTAGTACGAGAGCGCAGATCCGCCGATACACATGATCAGACGCTCAAACCAAGTACCCTGAACAAAACGAATAGACACAAAACTTCCAGCGATGCCTGATACCAACTTCACCAAACTGGCGTCCTGAATGCTGATGTCCACTGGCGCCACCTAGTCTTTGTGATGGTTGAACCCGCGAATCACCTTCGCGAACCGAGCGCGCTCGCCCTCTTTACCCGGCATCTTCGCCGCGGCATCTAAAACATTTTCGGGAATTTTCTTTCCTTGCGGAATTCCCAATTCGGCATGAAGGCTACCGGGTTTCTTTATCGCGCCCTTTACCCAATCTTTCGACATGTTCTTCCCCATGTTTGTGGTTAAACGAATAGTCGGGCAACATCACCGTTGGGCGCAGCCCGTGTCGGCGCATCTCACATGGGCAGTACGGATCATCATCCTGCTTGCCAACGCAATAGCAAACGCGAGTGATTGGCTTGTTTGCTAGCATCGCGCACCCAACATCGCTGACATATCTGATCTATCAGGCTAGCGGACGCATGACAGTCGTTATCAGCCTGTCGGCGCCCTGTGTGACGGGAGACCCAGAAGTGCCAGAACGGAAGCGAACGAAGCGCCATGGCAGCATCGACATCGCGTCTACGGCATATGCTGCACCAGCTACCGGGGTTGCCCACGAACTAACCGCAGTACCAACCTTGTCATAAATCACGGTCGCCCAATTTGTGTTGTCCATCGATACTTCAAGATTGAGCGCGGCGGTGGTCCACGCCGCCGGCATAATAAATCCAAGCAGCGCCGAGTCCACCGGATCAATTGCGTTCGACACGCTAGTACCAGAAGAGATCGTCGCTTGCATGGTCTTGCGCAAGAAGTTTTGTTGATTCATTGCATTTCCTTTAGGCTCTTGCCCCGGCGATCAGACCAGGCACATTTGGTGATACCGCTGCAAGTTGTTGCTGAATAATTCCCGGCGTTTGTAGGGCAAGCTGGGCCGGGGTCTTGAATCCCTGTATTCCCTGCAATTGCGCTACCGTGTACGGGTCTTGAATCGTCGTTGCCGGCGCAGTCGCGCTCGTTGTCGGGATCGGACTCGAGGCCGCAGTCTGCGCGAGTGACGGGGTTGATGCGGGGGTCAGCACACCGGCCACGTTCTTTGCAAGCCCGTAAACCTGATTTGCTTGCTTCAGGCCGTTGACTATCTGACTGCCTGTTAAACCGCTACCGGCAACCGCTTCGCCCGCGTTCGCGCCGACTCCTGCGCCCGCAGATAGCCCTGCGTCATATGCCGCTGCTTGACCAACCGTTGGGAGCAATGACGTTCCAGCCCCAGGTGCGATCGTTGACCCTGCCGCGCCATACCCCGCGCCCATCATCGATTCCGGCGCCATTGATGCCAGCCCCGCGGTACTCGCACTTGGTGCCATCGCGGCCACCGTCGGAGCCAGCGCAGCCGCACCGGCCATCCCGCCAAGCACCATCGCAGTCCCGGCCAACGCAGCGCGGTTCTGGGCGCCGGCATCAAACCGGCTCGCCGTCGCGTAAGCTGGCACCGGGTTGATCGTCACGACGTTGCCGCCTGAATCAATCCCCTGCTGCGGCGTGAGTTCCGCCGCCGTGTGCCAGCCCCATTGCGACGGGGTAGTGTTCTGTGATGCACCACTACTCACCGTTCCGTACCAGGCTGCGACGTTGCCGTTCTTGTCGAGGAACTGTGTCGGCACGCCCTCATACGACTGACCACCTGGAGTAAGACCCTGCTGAGTGAACTGATTCACCCCGGCCCCGAAGTCCAGCCCGTTGGGTGCAGCAGCCGCTTGAGGAGCCAACTGAACCGCACCGTTCGTGGTGGTCTGCGAAATCCCTTGCGTCGGATCAGAGGTGATGTTCCCCTGCGGATCAACGGTCATCCCGAAGTCTTGCGGCCTACCGATCACGTTCCCATTCTGGTCGCGCACCGTGCCGCTCGCCTGGTCATACTGTGATCCAACCGGCATCCCGGTATCCAATTGCAACGCAGCCTTCGGGCTGAACCCGAAATCCTGCGGAGTACCAAGTGCGTTCCCGCTCTTGTCAACCAGCAAATTCTTGCTGGCGTCATACGAGATACCCGCCGTTCCGCTGCTCATCGCATCTTGAAACGCCTGTGCGGTTGCGGCATCAACGGCCATTTAAATCCCCGTGCCGGCAGACAACTTGAGTTGCGCCTCGGTAGCCAGCAATTCTTTCTTCGTGCGTTCCGTAATGGCAGTCATCGCGAGATCCGCTTTGATCTGCTCGAGCGTTAAATCTTTGACCTGTGCGAGTTTGATCATCTCAAGCTGGAGTTGCTTGTCAAGCATTTGCAACTTGAACGCCTGATCTTGCTGCGCCAGTTGCATCCGTGTCTGAGCCTCTGCCTGCGAAATCTGGATGTCTGCCTGTGCGCGTTGCATCTCGGCCTGACCCTTCATCTTCGCTGCGACCAGACGAGGATCGCCGCCACCGTTCTGCGCGTTCTGCGCCATCGCTTCCTGCTTCTTCTCGATCTCGTCATCCGAGAGCATGATGTCCGCTGGATCAACGTGCTGTGCTTGTAGGGCTTTCTCAAACAACTTCTTCGGATCGACCATCGGCCCAAACACCGGATTCGATGCCGCGGCCATCAGGTTCATAAACGCTTGGTTCTGGATGTCTCGGATCAGTAGCGCGGACGATCCACGAGCATCAATATTGAAGTCACCCTTGATGTCATCCTTGTCCGAATACAGCATGTTGTAGTCGTAGTACCGGCGGATGTGCGGTTTCGTGATGTAGTCATCGTATTGCTTGACCAGGCGCCGCAGCACGACGTTTGCTGCGTTCATCAGCATCTGCATCCCGCCGACCGTGTCGGGGGCTTTCCCCTGCTCACCCTGCGTCAGCATCGGTACGCCGGTTTCCTCGTCGGCCAACTGCTGCGCCATACCGATGATCTTCTCAAGTTCGGCCTGGTGCGATGCGAATTCAAACGTGGTGAATGCCTTACGCACATCATCCGTGTCATCGGTCGCGTACCAAATCTTGCGCCCGGTCAACTGCATTTGCTTGTCTGCCGGCTGAATCACGCTCGGCTTGATGACGATCTGCGGACCGGAACTCACGCCCATGTTGTCCATCATCGTGCGCCACGCCGCATTCAGCACTTTCTGCTGCGACCGCATGAGATACGGAATCCCGTAGCCGCGGGGAGAATCAGAAACCTTCTCCCAAGGGTAAAAGTCATACGGCAAATCGCCGGATTCCAGCGGGTTCAGGTAGGCCTTCACGACGATTGAGTTGATGAAAACCACCACCCCACTCACCGAATGAAGTTCATCCTTCTCACCGACGGGAACGCCTGCGGCTTGTAGGTCATCGTGGTTGACCTCGCCCGTGTACGTCCACACCTCAAAATTAGTGCGCTGGCGTTCGCGTGCTGCGGAGTTTTGGTCGCCTACCTCGGTCATCGTGGCCGTCGGTTTCGGACCCTCTTCAAGTACCTTGCGCAATTGCGCTTTCATGTACCCCGGTTGCTTCGCAAGGTCGCGCACTTGCCGCGGAGTCATCAAGTCGCGCTCGTAAATCCCCTTGCCGGCGTGAACGTCATCACCACAGGCGGGGTCTTCCCACACGTTGCGCGGATCAACCCTGAACGATGCCGGATTGATCTCTTCGACCATTTCAATGCATTGCACCGTCTGGCCGGTTTGGTCGGTCATCGACATCCACGCCTTGCGTGTCCTGTTCGTGACGATCGGCCCTTTCAATATCCCAACGCCCATGATCGCAGAGTCGTGGATCATCTTCCGGCTTTCGGAGTTGTAGTCGCACTCAACCAACTGGTCGTCAATGACGTTTGACATCGCGTCGGCTTTTGTCCGCGCCAACTCCATGATCTTGCGAGCGACATCTTTCTCGGTCACCGGCTGACCGTTCGCGTCCACCAGTTGGGTGCCAGACTGCGGATCGACGGCCAAGGCATCCGATGCAAGAGACGATGCCAACTCGGGGATCGGCGTAGGCTGAATGCCCCAGTTCTGGTCATCGGTCGGGAGCATGATGTCGGCAAGCCGCGCCTCGGCTGCGTTCGCCTTCTGTCGCGTCAGTCCGATAAACACGGTAGAGCGAGTCGGCTTCGCGCCCTGAGTCGTGATGGGGTAGCCCTGGTACACCGACTCCATCATCTCGGCAGCTTGCTTGGCTGCGGCATCACGCGCATGGTACTGGTCCAGGTCTTCCTGTACCCGCTTGTCCCACCCGGTTGCCGCCCGCGCCCTTACCCACTCGTCGCGCTGCTTGGCAAGTGAATGACCAAACGCCTGCAACTGTTCCTCAAACTTCGCCGCCTCTGCCTGCGGATCAAGCGCCGACGGTTCTCCCATCGGCTCATCCATCCCCGATTCATACTGCGCAGGAAAGTCGGTCAATGCCATATGCGATGCCCAATAAAAAAGCCACCCGAAGGTGGCCTGTGTGATTCTTGTATCCGGCTACACGCCGATTTCTGTGTCTAGTACACCGTAACTTACGACCGGAGCGCCCATGAATGGGCTGACTTCCTCGTTGCTCAACTGGTCTGCGATCACGCCCAAATATCTGAATGCGTCCGCGCCGTGACTGAACTCGTCATGTACCGGCGCCGCCGGCTCACCCGTGCTGATCGGGATCGATCGCCGATACCGCTTCAGGCATTCAATGAGCCGCGCCGTCTTCTGCTTGTCGAAATAGCACTGCCGCATCGTCATCCGCGCTACCCTGATGCCTGGTTCAACCCCGATATTCGGAGTTATCTTCGGCATCCGGTTACCCTGCCGCATCTTTCTCAGCATCAACTGCACACTGGTTCCGGTCTTCAGGTCTTTGTGCGTTGCGTCGTGCGGCAACCACCAATCGCCCCAGTTGTAAGGGCGCCGGTTTAATTCGTTCGCGTAGTGGTCCAGCGTTTTCTGGCTGTCTTCGATGTAGTCAATGACCGCGAGCGCACTCGGCCCGATCTTTTGAGCCATGATGATCGAGGTCGAATCGTTCCAGCCCAAATCCCAAATTGCGTGGACTTTCGCCTTCGGATCGTAGGGAAGCAGGGTAATCCTGCCCTCCTTGACCGCGAATGCCATTTCCTCTGCGTATATAGCCCCGTCAATCGATGACCGACACTGACCGCCCCAGATGGTTTTGTAGCCCTCTGGATCTGTCTCAAGACAATGAATCCGTTCTTGCTCCAACTCTGGTGGAAACCAGGGGTTGTCCGCATAGTTGACGTTCAGAACAACTGACCGCGGCGGCGGATTCTCTACGAACCGCTTCCAGGTATCGTCCGTGTCCAGGTTCGGGTTGAAACTCACCCAAATCTCAGACCCCGGTTTACGGATGGTCGGGATCAGGATGTCCCACGATTTCTTGCTGACCGAGTGGGCTTCTTCCACCCACACGATGTCAGCGCCCTCGTAGCTCTTGATCGTGTCCACCGTGTGCTGCAGAAGGCCGGTGAAATCGAACGTCGTGCCGTTCTTCCCACGAATCTCTGTCTCGAGAACTTCGTAGAACCCACCGAGTCCCATCGCCTCAATCTGGTCGTGCAGCAACTGATGCACCGACTGCTTGAGACTTTTCTGCACCTCACGAGCGCAAAGCACCCGAAGCTTTTCTTTCGCCCCCTTGATCAGGAGCGCCTTGGCGAATGACCAACTCTTACTTGATCCTCTGCCGCCCCACGCTACCTTGTACCGATATGGCTTGAAGAGTTCTTCAGCCCACTCAGGCAGCTCTATGGGATTTGACAAAGGAAACCTCAAGTGAATGCTGCACCGGACCGCCATTGGGGCCGCTGACGATGTTTTCCACCTTGTCGCGCCATTCAACAGGTTTGCGGTTCTTCAACCAGAAGATCGCCGCGGTCGTGTCTGGCGGGTACTTCTTGCGGATCGGCGTTTGGACAATTTGATTCGCTATGACTCGGATGTCCACCTCATCATGCTCGTAACCCATTGCCCGTTCGTACAAACTGCGTTCGACCCTGGCATCGGCCTCAGACTTCGCCGCCTTTAAGGCTTCCAGAAATTCTGGTTTCTCGACCTTCCAGTTGGACAGCGTCGAAATGCTGATGTCTAAGAAATTCGCAATGTCCGCATCGGTTGCGCCGAGAATGCAAAGCTGCCTGATCTTCTCTCTCATCCCCTCGTCAAACTTCGACGGGCGCCCCACCTTGGCCGGCGCATTGTTACTCGCGGCTTTCTTGGTGGGGGTCTTCTTTGCGGCCATGACTATTTCTTCGGCGGTTTCTTACCCTTGCAGCCCATCAGATTTTCCCGTTCTTGATGCCGTCATTGAAGCCGAGGGGCGTCGGGAGCTTCTGTGCGCCACCGTAGGGCTTGACGGTTTCGGGGAACTGGACGTTGACTTTGGATGGCAGATCAGCGCCCTTCATCGTGTCGCGGGAGGGGGTGGGGGATGAGTAGTCTTGCATGGTGGTTTCCTTTAAGCCATGATGCCGGGTTGGGCGGGTCGCTTCTGTGCCTCTTCGTTCCACGCCTTGGCGTAGTCTTCGGGGCCTTCAGTATTTTCCTCTTCGGGCGACTCGTCGTTTTCTTCGTTGATGATGGAGTCGATGTACTTGGCTGCGTCGGCGGGATCTTTGGCCGTGTACGGTTCACCCGCCGGCTTGCCGTCTTCTGCCACGGAGATGACGATCGACTTATCGTCGCCGATTTCGATCGTGATGGTTTCGGCCATGATTGATCCTAGAGATTGAGGAGGGATTTGCCGCGGGCGGCGAAGTCTTTGAGGGCGGATTCGACCTCACCGCCAACCGTGCTGGCGTAGGCTTCGACCTCTTGCCACACCGACAGGTGCGGTTGGGCGGCGGCGAGCGCGGCCTTGTTTGCTGCGAGTTGTTCGCTTGCGGCGTCGAGCGCCGATTGCGCTGCGGCTACTGCTGCTTCATCAGCGGCGATTTGTTCGGTCAGGGTTGCCATGCAACCTCCAAGAATAAAAAGCGCCTGGGGTTACCAGGCGAACCGTTTGGGACAACGGGAGGAGATTTTCAAACCAAGTCTTTCGTATCGACCTTGATGCACACCCCGGCGGCAGACGCGCCGGCCTTGCGGATCTCGCCCAGTGCGTACTGGGTGACTTCTGAGCATCCTGACGGGGTGAAGAACTTTGTATCCCCGAGTACGAACGTACAGTCGGGGCTGCAAAGGAAGATGACAGACAGCCAGAAAGCCATAATGCACCTCCGCTTGCGGAAATGAAAAAGCCCTCCGAAGAGGGCGATAGGTCGTGTGCTTTTGCACCGACACAGAATCCGACTCACTCGTCTGGCTCTCGCCTTCCAGAGGGGAACTGTTTGACTCGCCCCAGCTTCGCATTTCTGCGGTCTAGCTGTACCGGCGAGTCGGATTGTGTCTTGATGCGAGGAGCGGCTCGTGTGCGTAACGAGCGGGCGCACGCTCCCTGAGTGCAATTTTAATTCCGCGAATGTGTGGAGTCAAGTAGTTGTTTTTGCACATGAATTCAACCAGAAAGAACATGAATTCAAACATCCGAAATTGGCTTTTTATTTCCGAATTCGGATATTTAAGTGCTTTGCCGTGGTAATGCAAATTCCTTACCAATCGGGTTGACCGTGGAATTCTTTGGCAATAGCTGACCGCAGCACTGGCACACTCCGCGCCTTTCCCTGCGCTTGACCGCCTTCTGGACGCTTGCGTAATCAACCCCGGCTTTGGATGCCGCCTGGTGCCGCGACAACCCCTGTTCGACCAGAAGCACGGCAATCCCCGTTTTGCTCGTCGGCATTGGCCGACCAACGTCGAGCGGCGTATACGCGATGAACTTGGTGGAGTCTCCCCAAGACTCCGGCACCTTCTCCCACGCCGCCGCCTTGAGTTGCCCGTCCACCTCGGTTGCGGTGAACGCGACATACCGATGGTCCATCTGAAGCATGTCTTTGATCCGCTGTCTGACTCCGGCAGACCAGGGTAGATGATTAACGAAGAGCGTTACCCCGATGACTTTCATGCTTTACCCTTCGCTTTTTCGAGCTTTTTCGATGATGGCTTTGCACTCGTTCGCCAAGACGGGTGCACCGGCAACGTCCCGCAAATAGTCTTCCGCCTTGATCAGCATCGAAAGCATTTCTGGTGCCGCTGCGATCAGGCGTGCGTTGGCGTGTCTAGTTCTTGCGCTTGTTGTTGGGTCATCGGGAACATCCGCCACCACAACAGAGACATGCGGCGTGTCAGAAATAATCCTTCTGAACGACAGCCTTTTGCCCCAAGCTTGGGAATTTATCCATGGTCCCGGCGTGTGCTTGCTCATAAATCCATCTCCGTGTTCAGCCGGCGCATGATCTCCCCTGCAACCTGGCGCTGGAATTGTTCAATCAACTCAACCACAACGAGTTCCTGCGCACCCGTCATGGTTCTCCGCCCTGCACCGCGACATTCTGGGCAAACGTCATCGGACAGCATCGGGGTGCCGGGAATGACAAAATATCCCCTGCCCGCGCATTGCTGGCACACATCATTGGACATATGCGTCAGCACTTCAATGACCGTTTCCTGCGGGTGACCGAGCGCGACTAGACCTTCAAAGATCGGCCTCAGTTCGCGGTTGTCTCGAGCAACGCGCCACCTCCATATTGAAAGCCCCAGCGCGTTGCTGACACCGGCCATGCCGCAAGCCCTGATGATGTCAACGTCACCGATCTCATCTGTGTGAACCTCTCCAAGATCCGATGATTCCTGGGCAGTGCCGATCCGCTCGCGAGTTGTCATGCCGCCTCCATTGTTGAAACCGTGATTTTGATCCGGCCACCCTTGATCGGATCGCCCCACTCAAAAACCGTCCTGCGGATAACCTTATTGCTATCGTCTTGCCAAAAAAACGCTTTTGTAAGGGCATCCTTTACTACCTTCATCACGTTGTCATCATCAACAGCGCGGCGGTCTGGCGGGTTGGCAAACCATTCAACGATCAGCGGACCTGATAACCGGCGGTCCAGCTTTGCGGCCCTGATCAGCCATCCGACCTGTTCTCGGTAAGCCTTGATTGAGCCGATCGTGTAAAAACCCTTCTTTCCCAATCGGGTCGTGTGATTGCCGGTTGCCGGTGGCCACGGTAGATCGATGATCATGCCGACTCCATCAGGCGCCGGAGCGTTTCGTTGATTGCGCCTAGTTCATCCATCTTGTGATTTTTCCAACGCGCCCGAGTTCCGTGCCAACCACCACTGCCCCGATGACATTCTGGACAAAGAGCGACCGATATGTACCAGGCACCCTGTTCCGGTTCGTGCGCTTCTGTCGGTCCTGGCTCACCGCAAATCACGCAACTGAGTTTCTTGACTGCTGAAACGTGCCGGCGTTCTGCTGCGGTCATGGTCTTCTTATTTTTCGATTGCATTCAAGTCTCCTCAATGAACGCTTCTGCCATTGCCTCAACTTGCTCGGGCGTCAGCGTTGGCCAGTATCGTTCTGAGACGTATCGGCAGATGGCCTTGGCAACTTGTTGGTATTCCTCCTCGGACATCTGATCGAACGAAAGCGATCGCGGCGTCCTGTGCATGGCCATTCCAAACCCTGGCAGGATCACTCCAATTTCGTCACACCCTGCGCCTGACTCAATCTGCAACCGCTTGATCGCGTCGTGTGCGTCAGCACCGTGGAATGAATCAATGTTTGCCACCACCAGTTGACCAATGCGGTGAACCAGCCGATTGAACTTTGGGTTGCGCAACTTGGTCAGTTTGGCCTTGAGTACGTCACCAACCCTGTAGCCCCGACTGCGAAGCTGACTCGCAGCATACGCATCCGCCGGTTCCAATCGACCTTTCCCAACCCGGACGTAAACCGATTCGCGTGTCATGCCTTCACCACATCAGGCCGCTCAACCAGTAGCACCATTTCATCGACCTCATCCGCGCCCGGATTGCGGATTGGCCGCAGCAGTTGATCCATGATTGATGTGTAGTATCCAAATTTCGCTTGAATCGGCGGGTCAATTTCCCACGCAGGAAGTTTCTTTTCCGCACACAACCGAAGGCACCTGACAATCTTTCCATTCGCACTCGGTTCCGTAATAGACCCGACAACAATTGCTAAATCATTTTGCTGACAGTTCATTGATCTTCTCCCTCATCCTGTTCAATATCGCAGCCCTTGAAACTGCGCCCGGTGACTTGCTGATCACCTCCAAGAAACGCTCTGCAAAATCTTTTCTCGGCCTTGCAGACAGTGCAAGACGAGCGCAACATTCAACGCATCGGTGGTCATGGACGTAAGTTCCACAGGTGTGTTCATAGGGCATCCTTGATCCTCTGTCCCACCCATCGCGCCACAGGCACTGCCCAGGAATTCCCAAGTGCCTTGTAACGAGGGCCGTCGGGCGATTCTGGTTTGCCGCGCCACGGGATGTTGGTGTAGCCGCGCTCAAGAACTAGGTCGATGCAAAAATTCGTTGGCGACATTTCGCTTGGAATGAACAAACTTATGGCACGAATAACAGAGCAAAAGTCGTTGATTCGTGCTTGTCATCCAACCCCTTGCGAAGACCCGCGACCGAAAATGCTTGGCAAGGCGGACCACCAACTATCAAATCGGATTCCACGAAAATTTCATCAGGCCAAGTGCGAAACTTTGTCATATCTCCCATGTCAGGAACATCGGGAAAATGATGCGCAAGCACAGCTTTCGGGAACGGTTCAATTTCCGAGAACGCACGGGCTTTCCAACCAAGCGGAGCGAACGCGACAGATGCGGCCTCAATGCCAGAGCAGATGCTCAGGAACTTCATCCCATCAGTCATTCGTTGCAACCTTCTTCGCAGCTTCTGCGGGCCGCTCTTCCTCGCACATTTCTTCATATGCCTTCAGGCGCACCTTGCTCAGTTTCTTCAGAACCGCGACGTACTCATCGATGTCCCAGGGGCTGGTGTTTTCGTCGATCTGGATGGTTAGCACTTCGCTCTCCTTTGCCACGCCATAACTGCCGCTTCTGCGTCCGACATTGCCCAAGTCGTGCCACCGCATGCGTAGTCTTTGCAGCGAACACGCCACCAGCCAGATTTCGCTGGCATTGGCTCCAATGTCGGGTCGCCACCGCAGAACGGGCAACCTTTCAATCCTTGCCTCAACGACTTAAGGTCTTCATCCATGGTTCGGTATCCATTTCGCAAACACGTTTAGGTTCGATACGTCATCGACGTACCACTTGCGCATGATCGAATCCCACTTGGCGCCGAGGATCTTGACCGCGTTGCGCTCTTCAAAATCGCACCTCAAATACACGCGCTCTTTGCTTCGCAGCTTGATCGCGTTCGGGACAATTTGCCGCCGCTTTATTGCCCCTTTTAATTCCTTAGCAATTTCTAAATTTGTTCGCATTTCACAAGACAATAAGTTGGTCTAAAGGGTGATGAGCGGTTGCGGCGGCAGTTGCTTTTGCCGTTGCTTTGCCCTTCACTTCCTGGCCCACGCTACCGGAGGATTTCCCGACAGCCCCAGCCCGTCCCGGAGGTAGTGTTCTCATCATGCAAGGCTTGTTGTCACCGCTTTTTTCCCCGCACTGCCAGAGTCCCCACTTAAGAGCTCTGAGACCAGAAAGTTTGTTATCCGACCTGTACTGTCACGACACCCTATCTGCCGGCCATATCTGGGTTCTGGTGGCCACCTTGTCTGCTTGCGCGCCCTGACGGATGCTTACGGCATCACTCGCCTTGCTAGTTTGAAATCAGTAATTTGCGCAGCGACTGTGATGCGGCGAACCTTCCGACACGCTTGGCGTAATCGTTGAAGTCCTCCCCGACTACATCGCTGATCCAGTATGGAAGTCCTGTTTCTTTTGCCACGCGCTCGCCGGTCAACGAAACATCGTTGTCGGCCACCACAATCGCGTCTGGAACGGTTTTCGCCACTCGGGTTAGGTTGTGTGCCGAGAAACAAGCAACAACGCTCCTGCGGGCTTTTATCGCGCTCAACGCCGAGTGGATTGATAGAGCGGTCGCGTATCCCTCGCAAAGAACCGGGGTGCCCGATCCGATATGAAATACGGCATCGTTCGTGCGTTGACCTGACAGAAATTTTTTGTCGCCGGAATTCGTGATTAGCTGGCAACCGACAACCAGCGTTCCGACTCGCATCGGAACTACCAAGATCGGCTCATCGTCATTGGTCCAGACAAGGCCTTTCGCTTCTGGAAATCCCTTGTCTGTCAGGTACTGATGTTCGCGGGTTCCGCATTGGCCGATGATCCACTGGGCTTTCTTTGCAGCCTTTGCCTGCAACGCACGGCGCCCTGCTTCATGCCGCCTTGCTTGCGCTGCGATTGCCTTGTAGTCAACTTTGTAATCGTCCTGGCGCTCGGGTTTCCAGATGCTCACATCCACTTGGGTTGCGTGGTTCTGGACAAACCCGATGTCGCCCAAGTATTTGTATGCGCCGTTGCGCTTTTTCGGGTGATCGATCGTCGGGACGCGCACCCACTTTCCGGGGATCACCGAATTGATGATGAGTCCGTGAGCGCGGGCGAAATCGGCGAATTCCATCATGCCGCATTCCTCTTGCGATACGCGATCATCCGTGACTTGATCCAGTTCATGGTTTCAAGTGACGGTTGCGCGGACATCTTCAACAATCTTGACGGTGGTTCACCGAATTTCTCAATGAACTTGTGGTATGCCCAACCAGGCTTGAAACCCTTCAATTCACTGTACCCGATGACTTCGCTGTAGAACTTTTGCTTTGCCCGCTTGGTGTTCTGCGCTTTGACTCTCAGCTCCTCAAGGGCGCCGGGGTTTGATACGACATGATTCCGCGCTTCGCGCACGAATCCACAATGAGAACAAACGTCACCGACGCCCCATAGGTGGCCGCATTTCGGACACTTGGCCTCTTTCTTTTCACGGTCTGACGGCTCCGGTTTCGGCTTTTCTTTCCCATCATCCAAAGCGCTCACGCCATCGGAAAAAACCTGTTCCCAATCTTCCCTGAATCGAAGGTAATTACCGGAATGGTCAAGCCACACACCGAATTCCTTGCCCTCAAATGAACGCATGACGCGGCCAAGCTGCTGAATGTGGCTGGATAGCGATTTGGAAAATGGCCGCGCTGAAATCCCGATCATCACATCGGGGCAATCAAACCCCTTTGTCAGAATGTCGGTCGCGATAAGGCCGTGGATCGATGTGTCAGGTTTGGCAAATTCCTCAAACACATCTGCCTTGTACTTGTCATCATCCTTGTAACTGATGGCAACAAAGTTGTAGCCAGCCTCGGCGAACTTGCGCGACAGGTCATCACCGTGCGCGACAGAAGCGCAAAACACGATGGTTTTTTTGGGGCCACCAAATATTTCATGCGTTTTGCTGACCCACTCCGCCACGACATCCCCGGTAATCTTGATGCCGCGCTCCGTGACTTCCGAATCCGACCACTCACCGGCCACCTTCTTTGCGCCGGTCATGTCAATTTCTTTCGCAACGAACACGCGCAGCGGTACAAGGTTTCCCAGCTTGATCAAACTGTCCGTATTGGTGACGTTCACAATGTTCGTAAACGTCTGTCCAAGTCCCTTTGTAAATGGAGATCCGGTCAGCCCGAGAACGCGAACCTGGGGATTTGACTTGATGAACTCCTTGGTTTGCTTGCGGGTCTGGTGCGCCTCATCGATGATCAGCAAATCCAGACCGGGGAACGAACCGCGCTTTTCAAGCGTCTGTGCGCTGCAAATTTGGATTCGTTCTGACGGGCGATAGCGCCAATGTCCGGCTTGCAAAACCCCGTGTTCTATCCCATATGAGTCAAGCCTCGCGCTGGTCTGGTTCACCAGCACTATCCGGTCCAAAACCATCGCTACACGCCTTCCGCGATCGGCGCATGACTTCATCAGGGCAATTGCCATTTCGGTCTTGCCGGCACCGCAGGGTGCGTACAAAATCTGTGAGCGGTGACCGTCGGCTGCGCCAACCCGCGCATTCTCAATGCCATCGGCCTGATATGGCCGCAGTGACATATCCCGACGCGCCATCATTTAAGTGCCTTTTCCGCACGTTCTGCGCGGCGAAGGTTGATGGCGCATTGCTTCTTGAGTTCCGCGACCTCGCGCTGGAATCCATCGCGGGATGCCCGCATCGCATCGCGTTCAATCTGGGCTTGCTTGAGTTCCGCTTTCAGCCCATCAATGATCGTCCTGACCTCAAGTTTTCCCTCTTCATCTAAGCCGGAATCTTCAATCGCCCGATCGGTGGTCAGCCGGATTACTTCGGCCTGTAGTTCTGTCACCTGGTCGCGCAACTGGTCCACTTCGCTGTACTCGGGTACATCCTCGTCATCTGGCTGATTGCGGGACGGGTCGGCCGTCCATCCAGGCGGGGGCGTAACAGGCTCTTGCGCCGGCTTGGATTTCTTTGGAAGGGGCTTGTCAATCGCCGTGGCCTGTTCTGACTTTGGCAGCTTGGCAATCTGCGCCGCCTTCGTTAAACCAATCTCGCCATTCTTGACGGCATTAATTAACTCGGGGACAGCTTTGGTAATAACCGCCTTGGCTTGCTTGATTGTTTTTTCACTTACACCAGCCTCTTCTGCAATTTGCTGACTGGTAAATGAGGACGGGTACTCAGTACCCTTCCTGTTTTTATGCTGGTTGTCACCATGCCTACCCCACGCATAAACCTCGCTTAAAGAAATTGCTTTCTGTGCTTTAGTCTGGTTTCGGCGTGTGTTTGTGGATATGACGTAATACTGAGGGTCTTGATCCTCGCCCAACTCAACGGTCGTAAACGGAACGCCAAGTTCTTCGCAAGCCTTGTACCGATGCCAGCCGTCGATGACCCGGCCCTCGAACATCACAATCGGGTTTTGCAGCCCAATATTCTCAAGCGAATCCTTGAGATCCTGATACTCATCCTCAGACATGTCGCCAAATGCGGCTGACAGAGGATGACGCTCATATGTCACGAGTTCGCTCACTTGTTATCCCCCAGAATCGCGTTGGTAAAGTCCTCTTCAGAGGACAGCGCGTAGTGAGCCAGCACCGCGATTGCCCGCAAACGCTCTTCGTTGATTGTTTTGTCTGTTGCCTTAACCACCTTCAGGCCGGACAGCGCGAGCATTTCTATAATGGGTTGAAGGTGTTCTGTCTTCAGGCGCGAAACTGTCGCTTCCGATGTCTGCATTGCCTTCGCAATCGCGCTCTGCGTACCCGGCTCAGAAAGACCCTGCAATGCCAAGGTCAATGACTTCCTTGCCGTTTCGACAACTAAAGAACATGCTTCGGTCATGGAGACACCTTTTGACCCTTGGCGGCAAGTTCAGGCCACATTGCTTTCCACTCGTTGGGGTGCAAAACCTTGCGAGAAACACGACCCTTACTGTGACGCTCAAGGAGAACGCAAAGAACGGGACCAAGCTTCTGGCCTTTTGAACAAGCCTTGCGCAAATATCCCAAAGACGTTTTGCACTTGGCAGCAAATGCGTGTTGCGCATCCTTGGGAAGTTCGTTAAGGAACCGGAGTAGTTCTTCCATGACCTTGTCTTGGTTTGGTGGGCTTATTACGTAATGTACCCACGGGTACAGATATTGTCAAGACCCAAAGGTCATTTACCGAAAGGACATGGATCGGGAGAATCCCGTTATGGACAAATACGAAAGAAGACGGCTTAGGCTGCTGGAATTAAAGGAAACAAAGTGCGAAAGCAGCAACGCTGAACTGTCCCGAAAACTCGGGAGGGACCCGTCTTACGTTGCAAGAATGCTGCTTCCAGAGGGGAAGACCGCCAAAAAGCGCATCGGCGATGACATGGTTGATCTGATTGCGTCCACGTTTCAGGTGAGCCGCGATTGGATTGATAGCGGACCGTTCAATCTGGGCGCCGGCCTGAAACACTATGAAAAAACATCACTAATCGTTTTTCAGGTTCCGCTAATTTCTTGGGTACGAGCTGGAACCTGGACAGACATTGAAGATAACTATCTCGCTGGTCAGGCCGACGAGTGGATTGAGCCGCACCGATCTTCGCCGGGGAAGCGGTCATTTGCCCTTGAGATTGAAGGTGACAGCATGACGGGGGGTTTAAATGGCGCAGACTTCCCGCCGGGAAGCATCATCATTGTTGATCCCGATCGGGCGCCGAAAGCTGGAGACTACGTTGTTGCGAAAGACGTAACGACGCAACAAGCAACATTCAAAAAATTGACTACGGACGGTGGCCGCTGGTTTTTGCGCCCCCTGAACCCAGCGTATCCGACCATTGAGATTGATGACCCGGCAATCCGTGTTATCGGCGTTGCCGTGGAACATCGCTTTAGCAGAAAACTCTAGGGGATCGAAGTGGACCCGATTACCAATGACGGTTTGGGCGGCGCAGGACTGATCGTCTCTGGCGGTGCGGTGCTGCTTGTTCTAATCCTGCTGTTCAAAACCAAACTGTTTGATGATTCCGACAAGGCGGCACTGGTCAAATTTGCGGCTGGCGCGGCTGGAGTTGCTGCGGCGGTCTTGGCAGATATGCCCGGTAGCAACAATGCGCTGACCTCATTGCTGGGTCGCGTTGCCATTTTTGCGGTTGTCTTTTTCTTTGTATCAATTCTGTTCGGATTCTTTGTTGGCGCAGCCAGTGAGAAGGCACAGAAGAAAAAGTAAACGCTAGTTATGCCACCTCAACCCGCAATCGCGGGTTTTTTTGCGCCTGTCTTTTTGCCTGTTTGCAACGGCATATAGGTACTTTCCCTAATTTGTTAAAAATATGTACCCTTGGGGCTTGACTTGATATGTACCTACGGGTACAGTCTATCTAACAGATCACAAAGATCCGATAACGGGAGAAACAAGATGCATCACACCCAACACTCCGTTGGCCGGTACATGAGCATCGCAACTGCCGAAGCTGCCGCCGACAAGTACGCGCAAGTAGCCGGTGAGCTTGACGCCTGGGACGCTGCGGTCACCCGTCGCGCTGCCGAGTTGCTTGCCGACAAGACTGGCCGCTTCTATCCATTCAGCCACGAGAACTTTTTCTGCGAAGAGATCGTACTCGGCAATCAGGAGCTAGTGACCAAAGCACTCCAGCTTTGGGGCGGCGATGACAATCAACCCGTCGCTGATCAAGCCAGGGCTTACAAAACCCTCCGCAAGGTTGTTTGGGACTACTGGGCGAAAGAAGCTGAAACCGAGGCTGCTCGTCAACTGCTCGATGCCGACGAGGACTGCTGAGATGGAAACCATCATCGCCTACAAAGGCTTCGACAAAGACTTCAAGTGCCGCGATATGCAGTACGAGGTCGGCAAGACGTTTACGCACGATGGGCCGGTCAAGGCTTGCGAACAAGGGTTACACGCTTGCGAATACCCGCTCGACGTTTTCAATTACTACGCACCCGCTGAAAGCCGTTTTGCAATCGTTGAAGCCACTGGCGAGATTTCCCGTCACGGCGATGACACCAAAATCGCTGCTGCCTCTCTGACGATCAAAGCAGAAATCGGTATCCCGCAAATCGTCAGCGATGCGATTGACTGGGTGATGGCGCGTTGCAAGCCGATTGATCCAGATTCCCCCTCGCTGGCAACAGGCGATCAGGGTGCTGCTTCGGCAACAGGCGATCAGGGTGCTGCTTCGGCAACAGGCACTCGGGGTGCTGCTTCGGCAACAGGCTATCAGGGTGCTGCTTCGGCAACAGGCTATCGGGGTGCTGCTTCGGCAACAGGCGCTTTGGGTGCTGCTTCGGCAACAGGCTATCAGGGTGCTGCTTCGGCAACAGGCGATCAGGGTGCTGCTTCGGCAACAGGCGAGCAGGGTGCTGCTTCGGCAACAGGCACTCGGGGTGCTGCTTCGGCAACAGGCTATCAGGGTGCTGCTTCGGCAACAGGCACTCGGGGTGCTGCTTCGGCAACAGGCTATCAGGGTGCTGCTTCGGCAACAGGCACT